CAGGTCTTTATTCGGCTGAACGCCCCATTGCCGCGTCGTCCAAGATGAATAGGGCGACATCACATAGCCGTAGCCTGAAGAGATAGGTTTCTCTGCTTCAGGAGTTATGTGTTTGTCGTCAAACCAGTTGTCCGGTATATACGGCGACAACTGCCGCGCCTCTTCGGGCGACAGGTTGCGAGCGATGTAAACCGCGAGGTTCTTTGCCTTCTCTGGGGACATGACCGGCGGCATTGCCACACGGTCGCGGATTTGCGCTATGTAGTTTGTAAATCTCCGAAAAATTCCCGGCTGTTCTGGAATGGGCTGGGTAGAAGGCGGTGGAGAAGCCATTGTAACCTTTATGCATCGATTTCCTATTTATTATTTGCGAAATCTACATTGTATTAAAAATATCTTGGTTCTGAATGAATGTATGCTTTTTTTACAGTGTTCGTTGTCCTTGATAATTACATGCCTGTTGTATGGCGGGGATTTCAATAAAAAATAAATCGCTTTCGGGCTTATCTCGATTTGAAATGTATCGTAAATGAAAACGCTGATTTGGTCGGCGTTCCTTCTTTTACCGTCGAGTTTTTTCAGTGCTCCATATAGAGCGCATTTCTGCCTGATGTTTCGGACATCCTTTTTAAAAATCCGCGTGATTAAGTTTACCAATCCCGGTCGCCCCCTTCTGTTCCCGTGATATTTTTATACAGGTCATTGACTTTTATCTCGGATACATTCGAGTGCGTCATCCCTGCACCGCTTCCGGAATACGCGCCCCTCGTTGACATCCAGAAGCCCATCGCTATACTGCAAACGATATCATCGTGGCTTCCTTCCGCAGCCTCGAATTTCAACCTGTCCCCCGAGGACGTCGGTTTACTCTCGAATGTGTTAAACTCGTCTTCGACTGATTGGTCGTGTTCGAAGCCGATGTTTTTCAATTCCATTGCGGTGTGCAGTGTTGACATGATAAGCGCCTTCGCCGGTGCGCCATCGACCTTACTGCCGAAATTAAAAGGAATGACAGGTAGCCCTAACTCGTTCATCCTGTCGATTTGTCCTCTGCCTTCGCCTTCGTCTGCGATTATCCATCTGTAAGGGTGTTCCTTGTGCGCCTCGTTGATATCACCGATTACATCCATGTAATCTTTATGCGTTCGTAATTTCACTCCGGCTTTGTTCCTGAAGTATCGCCCGTTAACTCCTTTCCATTCGGTGACTACGCTCCAATCCTTACGCCGTCCCCAATCGATAGCGAGCCCGTCGCCTATTCCTTCCCAATTCTTGAAACGCTCGAACAATCCCCTTATTAACTCGTCTGAAAAATACGGGCTTTCCGCAACTCTCACAGCCAACGCCAAGACCCTCTGCTTGTAAACTGCGCTCTCTATTCCGTAATGAGTAGCCATGTCGGTTACCCAATCAGAAGCCACGCGGTCGGTGTAGAATAAATTCGCGCTCTCTGGAATGTTGAGCCGTATCCCTTCGCTTCTCGGAATGATGCGGATGTGCGTGTATCGCGTTTCAGCGACACGTCGATGCGGTTCTTTCGCGGGGTCGCCCGGAACGGTTACGATTAATAATTTAGCGTTGCTCTGCGTCAGTGTGCTATCGATACCGTTCCATATCTCTTCTTTAACAGCCTTCGCTTCATCGACGATAAAAAGCAAGTTCGGACTGTGCCACCCTTCGACCTTATCGACATCTTCAGCGGCAAACCCCAGCATGAACCATTCCGGATTATCGGTCTTGATATGTGCCGCGCTTTCCAGCACCTTCCAACTCGGATTTGTCCTCGCGATTATATTTGCCTTCGCCCTGATTTCACTCCATAACTGATGCTTGTTCTGTCTCAATCCCCCCGACATCGTTACAACTTTCGACGGTCGGTATCTATCGAAATGACGAAGGGCGACCGCAGACGCTATCGCGGTCTTACCGGGTCCGTTGCATGCCTCAACGATTACACGCGACCCCGGCGGCTCGACTGCACGGATAACACGCTCTTGGCATCTGTCGGGTGTAAAATTGAGATAGCGTTTGCTGTATTCGACCGGGTCTTGCATGATGTTTATCTTGTCTAATGCCCGTAGCGCACTGTCTGAAAGCATCCCATCCCTCTAAGTTCACTTGCCCGTTTGCATCGAGTTTAAGCCCTTCTCGTTTGGAGGGGTTACTTTCCCCCCTTCCGGTTCCTGAATTCTCTGCCACCGCTTCAGGAAGTCAGTTAAGATATCGTTCTCTTCGGTCTTCATCGAACGCCTTCATTTGGGCGGCTCTTCGAGTTCGACCCTGTTACCGATTGGCGTCTTCTCGGCGAGAAGTATCTTTGTAATTACCTTCTTGGCTTCCTTCTCAATGTTTATCGGTATCTCCTGCCCCGGAAAGATTTCGATTTTATCCCGGTTCTGCTTCAGGGCTTCCATTGTCCGTATCCCCAGGGTATCTAACTGTTCCCCGTGTTTCTTGCATACCGGCACGCGGATTGTCCGACCGAGCGAATAAAAAACCGCTGCGGTTTCCGGACATCTATCGCCACCCTTCGTAGAGATGGCGCATTTATATTGGTCTGCTCTCAGTTCCGTTTTCAAGTTGTCTGCCTCCCTTCGTCTTTATTATTTCATCACGGACTATGCTCCAATCGATATTAGGATACAATCGCCCGATGACTTGCATTATGTAGAGTAACGCATCCTCTTCGATTTGACCCCTGACATCAGCCGGGACATTCTCAATCGTTACGATTAACTGTTTTCTCGCATCGATGAACATTGCGATAAATTTCTTCGCATCCGTTTCCGACTGCATCAGCGGTCTTGTTCGTAACGCCACATCGAGCACCATATCGTAATCCGGTGCCGGGTCGCCCTTCTTGGTTCTCCTGTTCAAATACTGCTCGATTAATTTAGATGCCGCGAACATTCCTGCACGGTTTATTTTTATCTGTTCCAGTTCGATAGCGATTTCCTTCTGCGCCGCTTGGTCGGTTTTCTTGGCTATAAATTGCAGAATTAACTCTTTGACCTTCGGGGATTTCAATCGTCGAGAGAACGCAGTAACTTCGTAATGCAGTTCGGTCGCCAAGTCCTGCTGTTTCATCTTGCCGAAATGGACTTTATCGACATATTGCTTGGCTAATTCATTGTCTTCAATCTTCGGTTTTCTACTCATTAAGCAAACCTCTTGGCTTCAATATTCGATTTTACCACCGCCCAGAGGGCGGCGTGGTAGAATAAATCCGTCGAGCGCGTTGTCAAGTCCCGATATGTCAACTTTGCTGTATTTATCGAAATCTCTAAGCATCCCGTTCGTCGTGAGCGTTAGTTTGAAATCCACGCCACGATTAAAATTTATTCCGGTGACGAGTTCCAGACTTTGCATCGTCTCATAAGGCAACGGATAGATGAATGTCTGCGTGTGTCTCTTGTTCTTGGTGCGGTATGTAATTTCAACTTTCACGCGCTCGATATTGTAACTGCTTTTTAGTGTCTTCCCAATCACTTTTATTTTTCGTTCATCCTTTGCCGGAGTTCCGCAACTGTTGAACTCTCGGTAATAATAGTGTGGGCATTCTTTATAACAATAGCCACCGAGTATCATGCACCTAAAACTATCGTCCTTGTGTTCCTTCATATCTACCACCGCAGAATGTAAAATTTTTGGTGTTCTGTTTTCGACAGTCCGTTTTTCTTAAACAGCACATCCCTTAATGCAAGTCCGGTAGGCGGGTCTATTCCATCAAGCCGTGCCACTTCGTCGAGGTCTTCCCATTTCTTGTATGTTCCATCGTGGAATTCAAGCCCATATATTCCTTCCCAGCCTATCTCGCAATCAATGACCGCGGTTAGTTGATAATACGGTGTCCTCCATGACCATTCAGAGAAGTAAGGGCGACCTTCCCAGCCGTGCAATTGAATGTATTCCCCAACTCGGTATTCTCGTTTCTGATGCGGTCTTATTGTCTGCCGTATCGTTCCTGCTCGCACCCCTTCGATTTTTGGTTTGTAAGTAAGTGCTATGCAATATTTCCGGGGTCTTATCGCGTTCCAGACTGTGCCGTCTGCTTTCATTGTAACGGCTGTTCCCGGCGGTATGTTTTCCCCGGCTATTGCACTGATTATCGGTGATGGCAAAGTTACACCCCCGGTTTATGTTCGCTCGCCCGGATTACACAGCGACAGCACGGTTCGTCCTCGAAAGGTTTCCCTTTTGAATTACACCCTTTGCACAAGTCGCCGTATTTCTTGTCTTCCTTGAATTCAATCGGCATCGGCGCGATTGCCAGGATTTTATAGGTCTTCCCTTCATGTTCCGGCGACAGTCCCGAGCCGACAAGGTCTTCTGCCGTGATGGTGACCGTTCCTTCCGCGACAATCTTCTCGAATGTTTTCCAGATAGAGTATTCATTTCTCTGTTTGATTATTTTTTCATGTTCTGCAAACGAGGGAGTATCGATTTCAACGACCGCGTAAATATCTCTCTCAATCCAGCCGGCTTCTACGGTGTTAAAATATAACTTTTGCCGGGATATTGTTCGGTGGGTCATCTTGATAATGCTCTCGTCATCCCTGTGCGTAATGCCCCAGAAGTCCATGCTATCGTGCCTCCGGCGGCGACGGTGCGCGGGGTGGATGGGGGATTGCGAAGGGGGAAGGGCGGGGGTCTTCGGC